TGGGACATCCTAATTCCAACTATTAGGAAGGCCGGTTCTGAAATTTGGATAAGCTATAATCCTGATCTTGAAACAGATATCACTCACCAAAGGTTTACGATAAATCCTCCTCCTGATTGCACGAACGTTGAAATAAACTGGCGAGACAATCCATGGTTCAACGATGTGATGGAAAAAGAGCGCCTCCACTGCCAAAAGACGGATCCCGATAATTACGATAATATATGGGAAGGCAAATGCAAGCCGGCAGTCGAAGGCGCCATCTATTTCAAAGAGATTCAGGCTGCAGAGGCCCAGGGCCGGATATGCAATGCCCCTTATGACCCGATGCTAAAAGTCCATATTGTGATGGATTTAGGGTGGGAAGATAGCTTGACCGCGGCTCTGGTTCAAAGGCATGTGTCCGAGACCAGGTTTATCGAATACATTGAAGTTCATCATACCAGTTTGGATGTCCTGTCTTCTCAGCTAAAAACCCGACCTTATAACTGGGGCCGTGTTTGGTTGCCGGCCGCAGATGGATTCTCAGGTTCTCTAAAAAGTAATGGCAAGAGTGTCTATGATATAATGAGGGCTTTGGGATGGGATGTGGCCGAGAAGGAAGAGGTTGCAGGCATTTCGGTTGATGACGGTATCCGTGAAACCCGGATGAAGTTCCCGATGATGTACTTTGACAAAACCAAATGCCACGCGTTTACGTCTCCTGATATAACATATCCGATGGAAGGCTTCAGTCCAACTGATTTGAATTGGAGATTGATCGAGTGTCTAAAGAGATACCGTCGGCCGATAAGCCGGGCAACAGAGGCACCAGGCAGCCCGTTACGAGACAAACATGCCCACGGAGCTGATACCCTCCGTTATGTTGCGATTAACGCTGATAATATGCACAACGAGGACAATAGTCATATCTTTGTGCCAACAGCAAGCTATCGTCCGATGGATTCAGGGATTGGAATGTAATGCAAGAATATGACAAATATGAAGACAAAGAGCCTATAAATCGGCCGGAACAAAAGAAAGTTCTGCAAAGTTTGGCCGATACCCTTTTGGGAAAGAGGGACGAGGCCGTGCGGTTCAGGGCTGGATCCGGTGTGGAGCGCAGGTGGATCGAGGAAGAAAGGGTAATCGCTTCTTTAGATGATGAATCTAAAAACGCTATGACCGACTATGCCACTGGAATTGCTTCAAGGTCAACAGGTGGCGGAACTGCGAGGTCGAGAGCGCTTGTTAATATTTTAGCGGCAAAGTGCGAGATCGCCGAGGGGCGGTTCGCTGATGTCCTTTTACCGACCGATGAACGGAACTGGGGATTGTTTATAACTCCGGTGCCTGAATTGGTGAAGGGCCTAACTGATGACCGCCCGGTTACAAATACGGAAACGAACCAACCCTTAGTCAATGATGATGGAACGCCGGCCAAGACATCTGAAGTGGCCAGAGCGCAGATGAAGGCCGCTGAAGACAAGATGTTATCCATGGAAGATGAGATGGATGACCAGCTCTCCGAATGTAATTACAACGGGGAATGCCGTAAGGTTGTAAAGGACGCCGTTCCGCATGGCACTGGGATTATAAAAGGACCGAATGTTATTAAACGGGTTCGCAAGGCCTGGATGCCACAAACTGACGGTGAAAGAACGGTTCACGTTTTAGAGGTCGTCGAGCAGAAGGAGCCAGAGTCCAAGCGGGTTGATTACTGGAACGTTTACCCGGCGCCGGAGTGTGGCGAAGATGTAAGCAGGTCTCCGTATATTTGGGAGGTTGAGGACATCCTTCCGCGGGAACTATCCGCACTTATCGGTGTTGATGGATATTTTGAAGATGAGATAGAAGCTGTTTTAAAAGAGGACCCGCGAAAAACTCAGGTTGGCCTTGCCCGTAGGAACAAAGCCTATGAGATCAAAAAGCAGTCGATGTCAAAGGGTTCTGCTTACGAGAAATGGGAATATCATGGGGACGTTAGCCGTGAAGATTTAGAAGCGCTTGACATTGATTGTGAAGATTTAAATGGTCAAACCCTATCCGCGGTGGTGGTGTTTATAAATGATCGTCCGATAAAAATACAGTTAAACGTTCTTGATACCGGTGATTTGGGGTATGATTTCTTTCAGTGGAAACAAGTTTCCGGATCTCCATGGGGCACTGGTATTGTTCATGCTGGAATATGGGCGCAGCGAGCGATAATAGCCGCTTGGAGGTGTATGCTGGATAACGGTCGGGATTCGTCCGGTGCCAACGTTGTGGTTGGAAAAGGCATTGAGCCGGGGGACGGAACCTGGGAGCTAACAGGCAAAAAGATATGGAGGTTTACCGGGACCGATCCGGATGTCAGAAAGGCGTTCGCTCAGTTTCAGCTTGCAAACAATCAAAAGGAGCTGCAGGCCATAATCGAATTAGCCTTAAAATTTATGGACATGGAAACCAACATTCCGGTATTATTTCAGGGCGAGAAGGGCGAGATGCCGGAGACTTTGGGCGCAACCAACATCATGGTGGATTCCAACAATGTTGCTTTCAGGGACCGGGTTAAGCTGTGGGATGACAATATCACAAAAAAGCACATGACACGATATTATCATTGGAACATGCAATACAACGAAAATGCTGACATAAAAGGCGATTACAACGTAATACCAAAGGGCACCTCCGTATTATTGGTGCGCGACCAGCAAGCCCAGTCCTTAATTCAGCTAATGGCACTTAGGGGAGATCCGAAGGTGGATGCGGAAGTTGACTGGGGCAAGGCTGTTCGAGAGTTATTCCGGTCTTTAAAGCTGGATGTCTTAAAGTCTGATGAAGACAAGAAGGCTGATGAAGAGGCCCAAAGGAATCAACCGCCTCCGCAGGACCCGAGAATTGAAGCGGTTAAGATCCGTGCCGAGGGAGAAATGGCAAAGGCGCAGCTTGTTCAGCAATCGGATATGACCGAATTAGAATATAAGGCCGGCATGTCAGAGGTTGACCGTGACCATGAAGCGCAAATGAAACAGATTGACCTGCAGATAAAGATGATGGAGCTTTCACAGACAAGCGGCATGGCGCTGGATAAGATCAAGGCCGAGCTGGCCAAAGAAGCATCAAAACAGAACCTTATGCGAGAACTAGCTGACAAGAAGACCGCGGAGCTAACGACTCCGCCGGTGGAACCTCCGGGCAAGGCGCCCGAGGGAAAGGCTTATACTCAGTGACGCAACTTGATTACGCAATGGGCTGGTTGGTGCTTATGCGGCCGGACCTGATAAGATACTTTAATTTTGAAGATAGACATGGATGGATATCACCATACGTTATATATCTTAGTGATTTATGGAATGAACGACTTGAAAGGGAGGTATATGAAAATCGTAAAGGTTAAAATCTCAAAGGCTGTATTACCTCAGTTTTTTATTGAAGCCGAGGGCCGATGCTTTGGAGTTCACAAGGGATTGCCGATAGACTCCAAGCTGTTATCGTTCAAGTATCAACAATTTGACGATACCTTTACGGCGACCTTTAGCCATGAGTCCTTTAAAGATATTGGGCCTGGCGGATCAGCTCCATGGAAAGAGGTAGAATACATGGCGTATCAGATAGCGCCCAAAGAGGAATTGGTTGACGCAGATATTCAATAGCGGTCCCAGGCTTGATTCCAGTTCGGAAACATGGAGTTATGTGCGTATGTGGGCCCGGGATAAACTAAGGCAGACCCGGGAGGACAACGATGCCATTTCTCTAAGCGATATTCATACCGCGGCACTTAGGGGCCGGATTGAGGCTTACAAGGAAATCATGGACTTATCGAAACCTTCACCGGACATAAGACCTGCAGACCAGGAGATATATTGATGTTAGATTTGAAATCATCTAAAAAGGATTGGGAAGACGAATACGGTTCGACGCCAGAGGGTGCAATAAGCGTTATGCCGGCCGATGAGAACGAGGGGCCTGATTATCCCTATGGAACGTCACTTGATCTTGACAGGCGGCTTATAAACGATTTGGATCTTGGCGGTGTGACCGCTGGTGATCGACTGAAGATAGTTGCGATTGGCAAGGTCGTGTCTGTTAGGGTATCCGATTCTGATAACAGGCCCCAATCGATGACGATACAGCTACAAAAAATGGAGGTAATGCCGAAGTCTGATGCCGATGGTCTTATGCGTAAGACTGTTGCCAGGGAGGTATTTGAGGATTGAACTAAATAAACCAGAGCGGGGAAACCCCCTTAGACCTAACCGCCGAAAGCCGGTAAAGGAGAAATAATGGACAAAGAAGAGAGAGAATTGACACCCGAGCAAGCGCAAGAAGAGCGAACCGCCGCAGCGAAAGAGGTTTTTGGTGACGACACAGAGCTTGACAACCTTCCAATCGAACCTGAAGAAAAGCTCAGGCAGGAGCCGGACGAAGAAGAGCCGGAAGGAGAGCCGGAAGAAGATCCGTGGGCCGGGGTAAGCCCCGCCCTGCGAGAGCAGTTTGAATCCATGTCCAAGAGATTGGAGCAGACTTCCGTATTGGAGCAGAGGTTAAAACAAGCCGAAAGTCGTATTGGCGGTATCACAAACGAGCTGCATGAATCCAAGAAGGCTTTAAAAGAAGCCGAAAAGGCGCCGACACAAAAAGAAATCGATGCCGCCGCCGAGAGCCAGGAGTCTTGGAACGAG